AGTGCGGCAACTGGTAGAAAAGTATTTTTTGTCCACGGTGGAGTGGAGACCGAGGATAGGGAAGAGGTACGTAGAATCACTGAAACACAAGATGATGCCATCATCATTGCATCCTACGGTACATTTTCAACAGGGATAAACATTAAAAGGTTGCATAATATTATATTTGCATCACCATCCAAATCGAGAGTAAGGAACCTACAGTCTATTGGTAGAGCACTCAGAAAAGGAGAAAACAAAGATTCTGCTCAATTATTTGATATTGCTGACGACTTCTCTCAAAATGAAAGAAAGAACTATACATTGAATCACATGATCGAAAGAGTAAAAACTTACTCACAAGAAAACTTTAATTATGAAATTATTCCAATCAACTTTAGGAGAAAGGAAGAATGACAGATCACGAATATGAAAAAGAATTTCCTGGTATGTTGAAATTAGTCTCTGGAGAAGAGATTATTGGCAATGTTTTAGTATGTGAACAAGAGAATGGATACGTTGTTCAAAATCCATTTTCAGTTGAAGAACATATTATTGAAACTCCTGTTGGAGAAATGGTTAAGGTTGAACTCAGACCTTGGGCTAAATTCTCTAAAGAAGAAATCTTTTTTGTAGAGAAAGAAAAGATAATTACTGTCTATGAAGCAGATGAAAGAATTTTAAAAATCTATGACAGAACTCTTCGTAAATATTTTATGGGTGAAGTCAGTAACAAAGTAGATCTCGATGAAGAGATGGGATTCAAAACTAAAGTAAAAGATGCAAGAGCTTCTTTAGAAAAATTATTTAAAGATAGCTAATTGTTCCCTTCAACCCTGACAGAGTTATTCTACAGAGATTTTAGCCACTTGTCAAGGTTTGAGTCATATGTTATACTACAAACACTTAGAAGACTAAAAATGTCACATGAAGAAAAAAGAACACTATGTCAACAATAAGGAGTTTCTTGCAGCTTTAATTGACTATCGTCATGATGTTGCAATTGCAAAAGAAAAAGGAGAACCTAAACCAAGAGTCCCTGAGTACATTGGTGATTGTTTTCTGAAGATTGCAACTCACCTTTCTTATCGTCCTAACTTTGTAAACTATATGTTTAAGGATGATATGATCTGTGATGGTATCGAAAACTGTCTTCAGTACATTGACAATTTCAATCCTGAAAAGTCTCAAAATCCATTTGCATATTTTACTCAGATTATTTACTTTGCTTTCTTACGTAGAATTCAAAGAGAGAAAAAACAATTAGACATTAAAACTCGTATCCTAGAAAAGTCAGGATTTGATGAAGTGTTTAGTGCAGACAGCTCTGCAATGGGATATGATTCTTCTACAATGAATAGTATTAAAGAGTCCCTTGAAATGAAAGTTAATCGATGACAATTGCTTTGATTACAGACCAACATTTAGATGGTCGTAAAAACTCCCAGATTTTCTGGGATTACTTTTTAAAATTTTACGAGAATGTATTTTTCCCAACACTAGAGAAATACAATGTAAAAACTATTATTGACTTAGGTGATACTTTTGATAATCGCAAAGGTATTGATTTAGGAGCTTGGTATCGTATTAAGAAAAATTATTACGATAGACTTGCTGCAATGGGTATTACAGTCCACATGATTGTTGGTAACCACACAGCATATTACAAGAATACAAATCGCATCAACACTCCAGAGTTGTTACTGGAACAGTATGACAATGTAAAGATCTACAGTGAAGTAGAAGATATCATTGTAGAAGGTAGAAAGATTACTATGCTACCTTGGATTAATACTGAGAACCAAGAACAAGTTTCGAAACATCTAAATGAAACAACCTCAGAAGTTGTAATGGGTCATCTGGAAATTAGTGGTTTCCAAGCAATTCCAGGTCATGTATTTGAAGGTGGTTTCAGTCCAGACTTCTTCATAAAATTCAAGAAAGTTTTCTCTGGACACTTTCATCATAAATCTGAACGTGGTAATATTAAGTACCTCGGAAATCCTTATGAACTTTTCTGGAATGATTATAAAGCTGAAAGAGGATTTCATCTGTTCGATCCGAAGTCTTTAAAACTTGCACACATAAAAAATCCGTATAGAATTTTTAGAAAGTTATTTTATAATGACTCTCAAGTTGACTATACAAACTTTGATGCATCAGAATATAAAGACTCATACATTAAATTGATTGTAGAGGAACGAACTGATAATTATTTGTTTGAACAAGTAATTGAAAAATTATATGATATTGGTATTCATGACTTAAAAATTATTGAAGACCAAAATGTTATATTTGACGAGGAATCTGAAAGTTTGGAGGGTGAGGATACCCTTACTATCTTGAATAGATATATAGAAGAGACTGAGATTGCCCTTGACAAAGCGGATCTCAAGAATATACTTAAATCAATATATGTAGAAGCTTGTGAGGTCCAATAATGTTCATATTAACTCTAAAAGATGGTGAAGAAGAAGGAGCTTATGCTGTAGAAACAAAAGACGGTGATAAGGTCCTTCAGATATTTGAAAACAATGATGATGCAGAAAGATATATTGGTCTTTTAGAGGCAGATAATTTTCCTCCGATGGACGTAACGGAGATAGAAGCAGATCAGGCCATTGCGGCTTGCGACAGATTCGGGTATAATTACGTGATAATAACCCCAGAAGACTTTGTAATCCCCCCGAACTTTAAGTCATATGATTTTATTTAAGAGTGTCACTTATAAAAACTTTCTTGCTGCTGGGAACAATCCAATTACAATCAATCTAAATGATAGTGGCTCTACACTAATCATTGGTCAGAATGGTGCTGGTAAAAGTACCATCATTGAAGCAATTGTATTTGCATTGTTCAATAAATCTTTTAGGAAGGTAAATAAGAATCAACTCATCAACAGTATCAATGAAAAAGATTGTGTTGTTGAAGTAGAGTTTTCTATTGGTTCTACTGACTGGAAAGTTCGTAGAGGTATCAAACCAAATATTTTTGAGATCTACAAAAACGGTATGATCTTAGATCAGTCTTCTTCTGCTGCTGATCAACAAAAGTGGTTTGAACAATCAGTATTAAAACTGAACTACAAGTCATTCACACAGATTGTGGTACTTGGATCATCCACATTTGTTCCGTTTATGCAGTTACCAGCTGCATCTCGTAGAGAAATTATTGAAGACCTTCTAGATATTCGTATCTTTTCTACGATGAATGTTATCCTGAAAGACAGGATTAAATCTTCCACGGAGGAGTTGAAAGCTTTTGAAACTGAGATTGGATTTCTGAAAGAAAAAGCAGATATGCAAAAATCTCATATCAAATCTTTGGAGAAGACTGCAAAGAAATCTATTTCTCAGAAGGAAGATAAAATTGTAGAACTGCAGGGTGGTGTAGATGCTATTCAGAATGAGATTACTTCTTTGTATGAACAAGTAGAATCTAAAACAAATCAACTTAAGAAATATGATGGCATTGAAAAACAAGTAAAGAAACTTGAGAAAGAAATAAACACAAATTTAAATTTAATTTCAAGAACAGAAAAAGAACAAGAGTTCTTTGCCGAACATGATACTTGTCCCAAGTGTACTCAGGTTTTATCTGATGAATTAAAACAATCTCAGATGAAAGAATCACTTAAAGTGATTGATGAAGCAAATTCTTTTGTTACCAAATACAAAAAACAACTAAACATCACTACAAATCTTCTTGGGGAACAAGCAAAACTAAATGGTGAAATTGCAGATTTAAATTGGTCTGTTAAGTCTAACTTAAACGATATTAAATCTTCCAACAATCTTATCAAAGAAATTCAAGGAGAGATAAAAGATCTCCTTGAAGATAATGTAAATATTGATTCTGAAAAAGAAAAACTAACTGCTATTGCATCAAAGGGTGTTAGTCTGCAACAAACAATAGTTGAACTTAAAAAAGAACGTAGAAATTATGATTTAATTTCTACTCTTCTAAAAGATGGCGGTATTAAATCAATGATCATTAAGAAGTATCTTCCAGTAATGAATCAATTGATCAATAAGTATCTTCAAGCATTAGATTTCTATGTAAACTTTACTCTTGATGAGGAGTTTAATGAAAGTATCAAATCTAGATACCGTGATGATTTTACATACTCTTCTTTCAGTGAGGGTGAGAAAATGCGTATTGACCTTGCTCTTATGTTTACTTGGAGATCTGTTGCTAAACTAAAGAATTCTGCAAATACAAATCTTTTGATTTTAGATGAGGTATTTGATTCTTCTCTTGATGTTGCTGGTACAGAAGATTTCTTAAGAATTATTCGTGGTATCTATGAAGACACGAATATATTTGTCATCTCACATAAAGGAGAAATTCTACTAGATAAATTTGATAGAGTTCTTAGATTTGAAAAAGTTAAAAACTTTAGTAAGGTAACTGTGTCATGATCGATAAATTTAATGAATGGTTTGAAGGAACGTTTGAAAATAAAAAACAGGCGTTCGGTAGACCAGCTTTTTATTCTTATGTACAATTGCGACATCTTAAATTGGACAACGGATTTTTCTATGGAGAACAACAAAACATGTGGAAAGATTTTCCTTACAGACAGTTTGCTGTAAAACCATTTTTAGAAGGTGACAATATAGTAATTAAAAATTATGAGATAGATAAAGATCTTCATTTAGGATTTACAAATTTAGATCAAATTACAGAATCAAATTTAGAATATAAAGTTGGATGTGACAATATAATTTCATTTGAAGGATCTGAATTTGTTGGTGGTATTGAAGGTTGTGATTGTCACGTTGAATGGGAAGGACATGATACCTATGTTGTAAATAGTATGATACTTGGTGATGGATATTACAATGTTTATGATAAAGGTATCGATGTAGAAACTAAAAAAAGATTATGGGGATCTGCTTACAGTCACTATAATTTCATAAAGACCAGTTCTGAAGCCGTCCACTGACCTCCCTAGGGGGGTCTTTTTCGTGTATTATAGCCACATAACTGAGAGGGTTCTATGTCCACCACGGAAGTCAAAAGCAATCTTGCTAAACTGCTTGCAACCGAGAACCTGACTGTAGAACACACCAACGTTCCCACTGCATCTTTCAACGTTGAAACTCGTATTCTCTATCTTCCCACTTGGGATAATATCACAGGCGAGATCTATGATCTTCTTGTGGGTCACGAAGTTGGTCACGCTCTTTACACTCCTCGTGACTATCGCATGGATCATGACTTCCCTCGCTCTTATTTGAATGTTGTGGAAGACGCTCGTATCGAGCGTAAGATGAAACAGAAATATCCTGGTCTGGTGAAGTCTTTCTTCGCTGGTTACACTGAACTCAATGATCGTGACTTCTTTGAGATTGCTGATACTGATGTCTCGAAGATGCTATTGATTGATAGGATCAACTTACATTTCAAGGTTGGTATTCATAATGTGTCTACTATTATTCCGTTTGCAGATGATGAACTGCAGTTTGTTGATATGACTGCATCTGCAGAAACATTTGATGATGTTATTGTAGTGTGTGAAAAGATTGCTGAGTTTGTTCGCAACAAAAAAGAACAAGAGAAAGTTGCTGACGTAGAAGTAAAAAATTCTGGAGAATCTAGTTCTTCTGGTGGAGATACTATTGAAGTTGAACCCAATCAGGAACAAGAAAAAACTGAGTCTGAACTTGAGTCTGATGAAGATGGTGACTCTGAAAACTATGATGAGTTTGATGAAGAAGGTGACGAAATTGATATGGATACAGAACTGGAGGGTTCTTCCACAGATGAAGCATGGTCTCGTAACCAACGTAAATTGATTGATGAGGAGTCTCTTGAACGTTTGTATCTGACTCCTCCTGATATTGACTGGAACAAATTCATCACCAATATTGATGAGTTCTCGTCAGATATGGATAATTGCATGAAAGAAATGACTAGACTACATAAGAGTTTCTTTGAAATGTCTTTGGAGTCTTGGCGTCAAGATTACCTGAAGTTTAAACAAGAAAGTAAAAAGTCTGTTGCTTATCTTGTAAAAGAGTTTGAGATGAAAAAACGTGCTGAAGAATATGCACGTTCCTCCACATCAAAAACTGGTGTTGTTGACACAAATAAATTGTTTTCTTATCGTTGGTC